AGCTGATCTGTGGGACGAAATCAAGGAGGCCAAGCCGTGAGCGATACCGATTTCATTGCATACGAGAACCACAGATTGACCATTGCAAACGCGGAACTCCGAAAGGAGCGCGATGAACTGGAGCAGCGCATCAAGCGGCTGGAGGACATTATTGAGAAAGCGTCAAAACACTTTAGAAGTGCTGGGCCAAACGCTTTCACAGCGTATGAAATGGCTGATGTGTTAAAGGAGGCCAAGCCGTGAATACCGTACCAGACAGATGCCCATTCTGCGAGTCGCAAATCATGGTTCATGGAGGAAATCTACTGAGGTCGGCGGATGGAGGGTTTGCAAGCTACGAATGCAAGACCGTTCAGGATATTGAATTGTCCGACGACGAATGGAAACGCGCCGGTCAATCTGATGCGTGTCGCAAGCGTGAGGTTCAACTGCTGACGAAGCAGCGTGATGAAGCGCGTGAGCGCATCAAGCGGCTGGAGGAGGCGTTGGAGAGATTATGTAATCTTCCAAGCGATTGCTGCTGCCAGCTTTCTGACGAAGCACTTGATGCGTGGAAGAACGCGCACGAATCACTCAAAGCCAAGGAGGCCAAGCCGTGAGTGACGAAGAATGGAAGAAGCGAGTAGAGCGAGCCGTAGAAGTTTCAACCTATTGGTTTGAAAAATTTAACGCGGCCAACAACCGCATCACCCAACTAGAGCGTGAGAACGACGCTCTCCGAGCTGATCTGCTGCTGTGGGAAAAGGAGGAGGTGAAGCCGTGACGGTATTGCTCCACGAACTCCCGCACCATCACCACCTCCGAAACTCCGCACTCCAAACCATCGACGTTCGCATCCGGTGCCGCCATACCAAAGCCACCCGCGACCCGCGAACGTGGAAGATCAAGAACAACAGCTACAACCAAATGAACGATTCATGGCAAACCAACTTTGATTTCATCGTGAATTATGAGCCAGAAAGTTAATACATCATTTGAATTAGATTACAAAACACTGACATTACTACAAAAAGAAGCAGAGAAACTCGGCTTCAAATCTTGGGGAGCATATCTCCGACACGTCTTAGATTTCCACGTTCTAACATTCCATCCAGAAATATTCAATGAGCATACTGAAAGCACTCGGACTCAATAAAGACGCAATCTCCAGACTCTTGGGAGTCCACAAGACCGTCGAAACGCAACCCGCTGTAGCAAGCATACAAGCTAAGCCTAAGATTCGTAAGGCCAAGAAGACGTTCAGAGGCCGCGATAAGTGGCATATTTCCAAAGCGGTCGTTGAGGCTGTAAGGAACGAACCAGCAACAAAGACGTTGGAAGAGATCGCTTGGAAGCACAAAGTGTCGACTTACTGGGTATGGTCAGTTCGTAAGAACAAGATCCGCGTTAAATAGCTCGTAATCAGCGAGTGTGTCTTGATTGAGCGTTACGATTATGCTTATTAACCATTGTGAACATCACACAGCACCGCCGCCGAGTCATGGCGGTTGGTTGCAGCCATGGGAACAGAGCGAATCAAGATGCACTCGCTGCGGTGCTACTCTTCCGAGAGAGATTCAAGCCAGACGAGTTGATTCACTTGGGAGACGCCTACGATCTTGCATCATTACGCAGCGGGTCACTCCGAGACCCACAAGACTCAGACCAAGCCGATGACTATCTCGACGACATCCAAGAGGGGGCCAAGTTCTTGGATGATCTGAGGCCGACAGTCTTCACCATCGGAAACCATGACGAGCGAGCCAAGAAGTATTTGAACCATCACAACGCCGTGGTCCGTGGATTCGCTGAGGCTGTATGGGAGCGAATGCTAAAACCAATCGAAAAGCACTGCCACACGTTCATCAAACACAATGACTGCCATGACCGATCATTTTACCAGCTTGGCGGATTTCGGTGGGGACATGGGGTCCTGTTTGGTGAGAACTTCTTGCGTGATTCCGCTGAGACTTTTGGCAACTGCATTGTGGCTCATGCTCACCGAGCAGGTCAAGCGACTGGTCGAACAATGGGAAATCCTATGGGCTTTTGTGTCGGGACTTTGGCAGACATTCCTGCAATGGATTACGCAGGAAAACGACGATCAACACTAGCATGGTCCCACGGGATCGTGTTTGGTGAGTACACCGAAGACTCAGCGCAACTCTACCTCCACCAATGGCCTCAGAACGAACAGAATTGGCACCTGCCGAGCTTTTAAAGCGGCTTAGAATCGCCATAGCGAACCAACCAGAAGAAGTCCCAAAAGGCTGGCACACAGCCAACCAATGGGCCGAGATCTGGAACATCACGCCAAATGCTGCTGGAATCGTTCTCTCACGGTCAGTCCGTATCGGAGAGATGGAGTCCAAGAAGTTCCGAGTGATCTGTGGAAACCGTGGAGCTTACCCGACAACACATTACCGCCAGACCCAATGAGATTCAGATCTAAAGCCAACCAAAACGTCATCGTGGAGTTCATTAGCGAAGCCCAACTCCGCATTGGTGAGACCAAGCGGCTGTGCGTCGTCTACGAGCGTGAGGGCTACTTCTACGTTCGACCGAAAGCTGAGTTCTACGACAAGTTTTCGCTGGACGAAGGACCGAAGCCGAGTTAGACCTATCCCCGTCGCTGCGAGCCGTGAGAAGCCAGCAGCGATGCAAAAGATAATCCATGTTCAACCATTTCGATCCCCCTCGCATCGTGTATGTCCCGTCGATTATCCGGGAGTTCTCACCACGGTGCGCAGGGGGATTTTGGCTTCAACATGACATACTCAGAAAAGCTCCAAGATCCTAGATGGCAGAAAAAGCGGCTCGAAATCATGTCTAGAGACAGGTTTCGATGTGTTAAGTGTGACGATGAGACAAACACGCTCACGGTTCATCATTTCTACTACATTGCTGGCAGAAAGCCTTGGGAATACCCAAGCGACTCAATGCAAACTCTCTGCCGTGATTGTCACACAGAGATACATGACGAGTCGTGCTCAAGAATGACAGTCTTTGACTCTTGGGAGCACTCGGCTTGTTTTGAAATCGGAAGGCAGGTTGAGCGGCTCAAATCAGGAGAACAATGCGACGAAGGGTTCTCATTCTTGATTGAGCAAGCTGGATATCATGCCGGTTTGAGGCAGTACGAAGCAATGAACCTGCTGAAGGAAGCTGCCGACGCTGGATTGCTGACAAAAGGCTGGTTTTTGAAACTTCAATGCGAGGTCGATATATCGAACATCAAGAAAGGGGACTATTTGTGAGAATCCGAACAATCAAGCCCGAGTTTTTCCACCACGAAGGACTATTCGAAGCAGAGCTAGAAACAAAGCTTCCGATCAGAATATCATTTGCTGGCCTATGGTGTATTGCTGACCGAGAAGGCCGGTTTAAATGGGAGCCTCGACGCATTGGGGTCCAAGTCCTTCCATATGACGGCGTTGACTTTTCACGCGTGCTCGACGCGTTGACAACGCGTGGTTTCATTGTGAAGTATCGCGTTGGAGACGAGTGGTTTGGATGCATTCCAAGTTTCTCAAAGCACCAAGTCATCAACAATAAGGAGAGAGCCTCAATTCTTCCAGATTACCTCGAAAATGGGGCGATTACCGATGAAATCGACGCGTCATTAACGCGTGACTTACGCGATGACGACGCGTGCCATAAGGAAGGGAAGGGAAAGGAACAAGGAAAGGAAGGAGATTCTTCCGCTCAACCGAATCCCGATCCCGAAGCCGATTCGCTTCGCTCTCGGATAAACAAATGGTTTCGCAGACGCGAAGGAACCGAATGGCAAGCCTCAGAGATTAAGGCGCTCAAGCTTGTTGTGAAACTCAAGACGCCAGAATCTGACCTGCAACTTTTGGACGCTCGCTACGAGACCAAAAACAAGTATCGCAGAAAGGATATTCTAACGCTTCTCAACAATTGGAACACCGAGATTGATCGCTGCAAGTCTGGTGACGATGACTCTCAGGAAGAGAGCCAACCTAAGCCCAAGACCCTCAGCCTGAACATTGAGGACTACCAATGAACGATCCGTTTTACGCTATCGACGACGAACACGCCGTGATCGGCTGTTGCCTCAACGGTGGGGTTGATACCTGCTCCGATGCGTTCGCTGAGATCCAGACTTCAGCGTTCCAAACCGAGACTCTGGCGATGACCTTCGACGTTTTGAAGTCGCTGGTCGCTGAGTCTAAGCCAATTGCGCTACCCGAGATCATGCGGGAGTGGAAGCGAGTCTTCGCTTCAACGCCGGTTCCGTTTGAGGTCTGGAACAAAGCGATGGAAGCTTCCCCGTCACCTGCAAGCTATCCGATGTTTGCCAAAGGTGTTCTTGAAGCCGCTCACCGTCGCCAACTGCGAATCGCTGGAGACCGTCTTCTGCGCGAGTCCGCTGTCTCCACCCTCAGCGTCGATCAAATCGTCTCTAATGCGGAACAGGGGCTTGCCGTTGATGCCTCTAAGGAGACACTGCAACCCGCGAAGTCAGTTGTTGGGCGATTTATCGACGCAACCCAAGAGCGATTCCAACGGAAAGGTCAGTTGTCTGGGATCACTTCTGGACTCTATCGGCTGGACCAAATGACTGATGGTTTCCAGCTTGGAGAACTGGCGATCCTAGCTGCTCGTCCGTCCATCGGTAAGACCGCCATGGCGATTGCCTTTGCTCAAGCAGCGGCTGTCGTTGGTAAGGTTCCAACGCTGTTCGTCTCGTTGGAAATGTCTGACGAATCAATCGTCCGCCGCATGGTTTCCACAATCGGGTCAGTCCCAATGGGAGACATACGCACCGGCAACATGACTGAAGGTGGCATGAAGGCTATGAGCAACGCTTGCTCTCGGATCGCATCCAGCCCGCTCCATTTTGTGTCTGGTTCATCTGTAAGCAACATTGCGGCAATCACTGCCACCATTCGTCGAGCGGTTCGTAAGTGGGGTGTGAAGCTGGTGTTGATCGACTATTTGCAAAAGATCCACGGCTCAAAGTCTGCCGAGAAGAGAACCTACGAGATCGCAGAGGTCAGCGGACGACTCAAGAGCATTGCCACCGAGTGTAACGTTGCCGTGGTCTCGCTGGCGCAACTTAACAGAGAGAACGAGAAGGAGAAGGGTCGATCACCTAAGCTCACCGATCTTGCAGACTCTGGACAGATAGAGCGCGACGCTGACCTCGTTATGCTTCTCAACCGCGACAGATCCGAGAAGTGCGGTGAAGCTATCATCGCCATTGCCAAGCAGCGCGACGGTGAATGTGGAGCCGTTAAGCTCTGGTATGACGGGCAGTATTGCCGCTTTGGAGAAATCGCTCCAGATACCTAAAACCCAACGATGGGTTGACACTCTAAACCATCCTGATAAACTGACCCTCGACGGTACAAATCCCCCACAAACACCATGCATATCGGCAAGATTGACGTTACGAAGATCGACAAGTCGTTTCTGTTCAAAGGCAAGTCTGGAACGTATCTCGACGTTGCACTCATCCCAAACAAGTCTGGCCGCGATCAATACGGCAATGATGGAATGATCGTTCAGTCAGTAAGCAAACAAGCCAGACAAGAAGGCAAGAAAGGACCTATCCTTGGTAATTATGTTGATATAGACCAACGACACAAAGAGACAGCGCAAAATACAGTTAGTGCTAGAGATCCTATTGGTCCCGAAGATGACGTTCCATTCTGATATAAGATAACCATTTAATACCATGACTAACACTGAGACGTTTTGGGAAGATCCAGAGACAGACACTCCACGCTGCGATCAAGAGCTTCGACGTATTGAGAAGCAATACCCAGAGTCGCTTGCATTCGTGGCTTTGCATCTTGCTCGTAAGTTAGAGCGCGAGACTAATGTCCAGCGTCGTCGTATCTACGAACTAGAGGAAGAACTGGAACGTCTCACCGGCTGCTAACATGGCATCAAAGCATTATCTATGTCGCAAGGTACAAGACGGGGAGATCACTAAGGCTGACATCTTAGAGACACAAGCTCGCATAACGCTGCTCAATCAAGCTCCGAAGATCGTGAATGATGCGGTCGCTAAGGGGTGGATCTCTTACCCTGCCAACGCTTATGTCGAGAAGGAAGAAGACCTGAGCGAATGGCTCAAGAAGTACGACTGCGAGCTTGCCTACCAACGACGACAGGAAGGCATGACGTATCGCGCCATCGCAAAGCTGATGAAGGTGGGCATTGCTCGCATCACTCATATCTTACATAGAGGAGAGGAAATTGTGCTACAACGTAAGCTC